TATTTTTATTCTGGACAATAGTTACATTTAGAAACTTTATTGAACAATTCTTACTCAGACAACAAATTAAAGGTCAATTTAGTACTTATCTATCTCCAGACATGGTAAATATGCTTGTAAAAGACCCTTCACTTATGAAACTCGGCGGAGAACGAAAAGAAATGACTTTCTTATTCACTGATATTATGGGATTTACGCCAGTATCAGAAGCATTTAAGAAAAATGATGACCCAGAAGGCCTAGTGGATTTAATTAATACTTACTTAGATAGTATGACTAAAATAATTTTAAATAATGGTGGAACAATAGATAAATATATGGGAGATTGTATTATGGCATTTTGGAACGCCCCTCTCCCTTGCGATAACCATGCGGATATGGCAGTTAAATCAGCAATAGAAATAAATGCGAAAACAGAAGAACTCAACAAACAATTTAAAGACGAAGGACTTAACCTACCTCCTATTAATGTTGGTACTGGTGTTAACACCGGAACTTGCATTGTTGGTAACATGGGTAGTGAATCCCGATTTGACTATTCAGTTATTGGAGATGCAGTCAACCTTGCCGCTAGATTGGAAGCTACAGCAGGAAGAAATGATTATAAAGAATGGAAAATTATAGTGTCAGACTTTACAATGAAACAATGTAAGGACTTTACCTTTGAGAGTATAGGAGATATTCTTGTAAAAGGAAAATCAGAACCTATAAGTATTTATAGCGTAAATTATTAGTATGAACATCAAAAAAATTTTTCTTGACATTATCTTGTCCTTTTGATATAATACAAGAATATAAAATTACTTTATGAAAGTACGGAGAAACTTAAACAACTATGAATGGCTTTACAATACCTTTTAGCTTCGGTATGTTCCTACTGTGTCAAACGGCAGCAGCAATCTGGTGGGCGTCAGGTGTTGATGGCGAAGTAAATAGATTAGTTGAGCAAGACATACAGTACCAAGAACATAAAGCGGAGTATATACAAAGGCTGTCTGTTATTGAGACAAAAGTTGAAAATAACCACAGTATTTTACTAAAAGTAGAAAAGAAATTAGACGAGAAGTAAATGAAAAAATTATTAGGATTAATGGGAGCATTTTTACTCAGTACACCAGCATTTGCTGGTATAAGTGGAGGAGTTGATATAACTTCCGACTATTTATGGAGAGGTGTTAGTCAAACACTAGGCAAGTCCGCAGTACAATGGCATTTAGAAGCTGATAAAAATGGTTTCTATGCTGGAACTTGGGGATCACAAGTTGATTTCGGAGGAGAAGCATCGGTAGAGTATGATTTCTACGGTGGGTATAGCTGGGCGAATGAGGATATGTCTGTAGACGTAGGTGTTATAAATTATAACTATGATACTGAATTAGATTCTGTAACTGAGATGTATATAATTGGAGGGTATAAATTCCTTTCACTTGGATACTTTCAAGATAAAGATAATACAGATGTGGACTACATGGAAGCGGAATTAGCACTACCTATTATTAAATTTGCAGACGCATCTTTAAAGTATGGTGAATTCGCAGACGGTAGTAGTTACAAACAAATCACTATTTCTAAAGACCTTATGAAAGGTTTAAGAGTAGGTTTAGAAGTTGTTTCAGAGGAAGCAGTAGAACTAGACTTAGGAGATAGAATGGCAGTTAGCTTAGGCTACAGATTTTAATGGCTTATTCGAAACGAGTTATAGAACGATTTGATAATGTGCTTAAAAATCCAGAAGCACATAGTGTAGGGCGCTTTGATCCTAACGACCCAAAGGTCGCGACAGGAATGGTAGGCGCCCCTGCATGTGGTGATGTAATGAGATTACAATTTAAGGTGGACAAAGGAATTATTGAGGACGTAAAGTTCAAAACATATGGCTGTGGCTCAGCAATAGCGAGCTCCAGTGAATTAATAGATTTGCTACAGGGCAGAAGTTTGAAACAGGCAGAGGAGATCACTAATAAAGAAATAGCACTAGCACTTGACCTACCCCCTATCAAACTTCACTGCTCTATTTTAGCAGAGGAATCTATCAAAGTAGCGATAGATGATTACAGACGTAAACACAATTATAGGAGTAGTGATGATTGAATACGAAACAAAAGACGCAAAAGCCGAAGAGGCACCAGCAGCACCAGCTGCAGATACTCCTAAGATTTATCCAAGCAGAGGGTTATTTAAATACCGTGATGCGAATGGTAGACTTTGGAAATTCAAAACTGAAAAAGAAGCGAAGGAGCATTTAGCAGGCAATGAGTAGTTGGTTTACAAAGCTTAAAAATATCCTTACGGGGAAAGATTTAAACTGGGACGGCAAGGTCGACATACATGACGACATGATCGAAGCAAAGAATAAAGTGGAGAAAGAACATGCCGATAAGGAAAGTAAAAGGCGGGTACAAAATAGATAATACTCCTGGAGTTTCTAGAACCAAGAAAGCAGCAAAGCAAAGGCTACGCGCTATCAAGTACCGTCAAAAAAAGAAACGCAGGAAAGGTCGTCGTAAAAGACGATAGGAGATACAAATGGCACTACGAATAATAGGCACACAAGCAGCTTGTGGTACTAGTTCAGGAGCATCATCAAATTTTGATAATGCTAGTGATGTAAGACTTGTTAATTCAGGTACTACTGTTAGATTAGTAACTGTAACTAATTCAGGAGGCACTACTATAGGAACTTTTTCTTTAGCAGGGTCAGAAGATATTATAGTTAGAAAAGCAACTACTGACAAGATATTTGCCGCACACGCTGAAGTACTTGGTGTTGCAGTAATAACGGAGGGATAATATGCCCAGAAAGAAATTACGCACAAGCCGAAAACAAAGACTTGGAAAGAGGGTTAGTCCCTCTAAAAGAAAAACCGCTAAAAAGCGTACTTCTTATCAGAAGTATAAAAAGGATAGAAAACAACGATTAGGAAAGAGAAGTTAATGATGGAAGATATAGATTTAAGACACCTAGACTCTACGTGGTTAGACCATATTCAGAGTGCAGCTGTTACTACACTTGAAAAATTAAACGATGAAGCTAGTAGACAGAAGATAAGCAAGGAACAGGCTGCTCTCGCTACTATGGCTGGTGGATTTCTATATCTTTATCATTTAGCACAAGTAAATGACTTAATCGATTCTGATAACATACCAAAAACTATGCATTAGATGGCTTTAGAAATAAGCAGAAAAGACATTCCAGAGGGAGACTTAATTGACTACTCTCCAGAGGATAGGTTTATAAAACTACCTATCCTTCCTTATATGGAACTGCTTGGTGTAGAGCCTATACCTTCACAAATTGCATTAATCAATGCAGTCAACAACCCCAAATACCGTTTTATATGTGGTGCCGTTTCTAGGCGTCAGGGTAAAACTTATATTGCAAATATTATAGGACAACTCACAGCACTTGTCCCAAACTCGCACATACTAATTATGTCGCCTAACTACTCACTTTCACAAATTTCTTTTGACTTACAAAGGCAGTTAATTAAGCACTTTGATTTAGAAGTTACAAAAGATAATGCAAAAGATAGGGTAATTGAGCTTTCAAATGGCTCTACTGTACGTATGGGATCTATAAATCAAGTAGATTCTACAGTTGGTAGGTCTTATGACCTTATAATATTTGACGAAGCAGCACTTGTAGATGGACGAGATGCCTTTAATGTGGCCCTAAGGCCTACTCTAGATAAAGATGGAAGTAAAGCACTGTTTATTTCTACTCCTCGTGGAAGAAATAACTGGTTTGCTGACTTTTTCTATCGTGGATTTAACGAAGAATTTCCAGAATGGTGTTCTATTCGTGCAACCTATCACGAAAATCCTCGTTTTAGCGAATCTGATATTGATGAAGCTAAAAAATCTATGTCTGCAGCCGAATTTGCTCAAGAATATATGGCAGATTTCAATACTTATGAAGGACAAATATGGTCATTTAACCATGAAGAATGTATTGCTGACTTGGAAGAACTTGATACCTCACAGATGGATGTAATTGCAGGCCTTGACGTAGGTTATAAAGACCCAACAGCACTATGTGTTGTAGCATACGATTGGGATAGGGAAAAATTCTATGTTTTAGATGAATACCTTGATGCAGAAAGGACAACAGAACAACACGCAATGCAGATTCGAGCACTAATTGATAAGCATAATGTTGATTGGATCTATATTGACTCCGCAGCACAGCAAACTCGATTTGATTTTGCTCAAAACTATGATATTTCTACTATAAATGCTAAAAAGTCAGTTTTAGATGGTATAGGAGAAGTAGCAGGTATAGTTGATAATGATAATTTAATTGTAGATCAAAGGTGTCACCACACTTTAGAGTGTTTAGACCAATATCAGTGGGATTCAAATCCTAATTTGATGAAAGAAAGGCCAAAACACGATCGTTTTTCACATATGGCAGATGCTCTTAGATATGCGCTTTACACTTTTGAGACATCTTCGACCACTTTTTGATCAGCAGACCTACAAAAAAATTATTCTTGACATTAGCGTGGTAATTTAGTATAATACAAAGTAAGAGAAATTTTAATGGATTTAAAGAGAGACTTAGTCAAATACGTTAGAGACAAAGCAAAGTCAAAATACGATAAGGGAACGGAATGTCGTATTTGCGGAAGTAAGGAAAACCTCGACTTCCATCACTTCTACGGATTGACAGAACTACTAGAAAAGTGGCTAAGAGAACAGAAGTTAGTGATTCAGACCGCTGAAGAGATTATGGAAGTGAGAGATACTTTCATCGTGGAGCATAAAAAAGAGTTATACGATGACGCTGTTACTCTTTGTCATGATCACCATTTAAGACTACACTCCATTTATGGAAAGAGACCTAAATTATTCACCGCACCCAAGCAAGCACGTTGGGTAGAAAGACAAAGAGAAAAATATGGCATGGTATGACCGACTATTAGGAAGAACTACTTCCGTTGACCCAGATGAAGAAAAGATAAATCCTTCCCAATTTTTAATTGGGCGAGAGGAAGGTATGCATATAACTTCTAGGGAAGTTGTTACTAATTATAGAGATGCTTACGAGAAATTAGAGGTTGTTAATAGAGCTGTAAACTTAGTAGTAGACGATGTTTCAGAAATACCTGTAGATATTGGTGGAAAAGTACAGGGAATGAATCCAGTATACAAAAATGTTAGAAGGGCTACTGTAATGAGAATGCTCAATGTAGAGCCAAACCCTTTTCAAGATATAAATACTTTTAAAAGAAATCTGATAACTGATTTATTGATTGATGGGAATATATTTGTATATTATGATGGTGCAAATAGTGCACTTTATCACTTACCAGCAGAAAACATAGAAATAGAAACAGACGAAAAAACCTATGTTAAGAAATATACTTATGATGGAGTTGTAGACTACGCTCCAGAAGAAATAATCCATGTGAAAGAAAATTCATTTAATTCTATTTACAGAGGAGTTCCAAGATTAAAACCTGCTTATAGAACAATGTTATTATTGATTTCTATGAGAAATTTTCAGGATAACTTCTTTAAAAATGGAGCAGTACCAGGATTAGTACTAAAAAGCCCTAACACTTTAAGCGAAAAGATCAAAGAAAGAATGTTAGCCGCGTGGAGAGCCCGTTACAACCCAAGTACAGGTGGAAGAAGGCCTCTCATACTAGACGGTGGATTAGAAATTGACAATTTGACGGAAGTTAACTTTAAAGACTTAGACTTCCAAGCAGCCATAGAGGCAAATGAAAGAATTATACTACAAGCAATAGGCGTACCGCCATTGCTATTGGATAGTGGGAACAATGCAAATATTAGACCGAACCATAGGTTATATTATTTAGAAACTATACTACCTATAGTGAGGAAAGTAAACTTTGCATTTGAAAGGTTCTTTGGTTTCGATCTTTCAGAAGATGTAAGCAATATACCTGCTTTACAACCTGAATTGAAAGACCAAGCGGCATATTACAGTACTCTAGTGAATACAGGTATTATGTCACCGAACGAAGCTAGGGGACATTTAAGAATGGAGCCGTTAGAAGGACATGATGATTTAAGAGTGCCTGCTAACATAGCAGGCTCAGCGGCCAATCCGTCAGAAGGCGGAAGACCCGAAGAAGAGGAAGAAAACAATGGCGAATAAAGCAGCTATATTAAAACAACTTGCCGATTATTTTGCTGAAAAAGGAAAAGTTTTGACCGTTGAAGAGTATAAAGCAGCGGAAGACAGACCGATTAGATATATGGTCGCTAAAAGACCGTTCGGGTCTTGGTCACGCATGCAGTCTATGCTAAGGCGAAACTTTCCTGAGCAATGGGAGGCCACTCAAGCGCCCGCCCCTGCTCCAGCGCCAACACCTGCTCCTAAGGCAGCGCCTAAAAAGGCAGCACCTAAGGTAGCTAAGGCGAAAGAGGAATAATTATGCAAAAGATTTTTAACTTAACATCTACTTTCAAATCAGTTGAAGAAGCTGATGATGGAAGCGTAAATATCAAAGGATATGCCAGCACTAATGATACAGATAGAGCGGGAGATGTTATAGATAAAGAAGCATGGGAAAAAGGAGGCTTGGACAATTTTTCGAATAATCCAATCATACTTTTTAACCATGATTACAATAGACCTATCGGTCGAGCCACAGGTCTAGAGACCGACGATAGGGGACTAAAACTTACCGCAAATATATCGAAAAGTGCTGGTGATGTTACAAATTTAGTCAAAGAAGGTATTCTAAGAGCTTTTAGTGTAGGTTTCCGCGTTCGAAACGCAGATTATATCGAGGAAACTGATGGACTGAAAATCTCTGATGCGGAGTTGTTTGAAGTGAGTGTGGTATCCGTACCCGCTAACCAAGCAGCCACCTTCTCTGTGGCAAAGTCTTTTGATACTCAATCAGAATATGATGAGTGGAAAAAGCAATTTGTCAAAATAACAGAGGCTAAACAGCCTCAAGATGCAGACGAAAGTCTGTCTTCAAGAAAGGAAAACGAAATGTCAAAAGAAACAGAAAACTTTGATCTTGAAGAGTTTGCGAAAAAAGTTGCAGGTGAAACAGCAGCAAAAATTGCAATGCAGCAAGCGGAACAAAAAGCCGCAGAAAAAGCTGAAGCAGAGAAAGCCGCAGAAGAAGCAGCAGCACAAGAAGCAGAACTCGAACAGAAAAAAGCTGAAGTTAAAGCTATCGTTGAAGCAGGGACTTCTGGAGCAGAAGAATTAGTTTCTGACCTAGAAAAACGCGTAGACGAAAACATGAGCAATGTTGAAGAAGTAGTTGATAGCTTGAAAGCAGAACTGAAAGAGAAGTCTGAAGAAATCATGAAAATCCGTGAATCTAAAAGAATCTTTGGTGATAGACAAAGTAACAACGTTACTGAAGCCTTCGCTAAAGATATGGAAGATGCATGGCTACTGTCAAAAGCAGTAGGAGCAAGAAGCATTGAAGACACTACCTATGGTAAAAGCGTAATTGAAAAACAAAACGCTCATTCTGGTGTCGCAGTATCTTCTGCTGATTTCGAACAAACAGTTAGCACTAACGTAGAAAGAGATATCCAAAACGCTCTAGTTTTGGCTCCTCTATTTAGAGAAATCTCTATGACAAGTGCAACTCAAATACTACCTATCTTACCAGATAGTGGCTATGCAGAGTTTACCTCTAACCAAGCCGCTACAGGCTCTAGCCCACATGGTAACTTAGCACAAACAGGTGATACTTATGGATCTCCTTATGGTGGTATTGACATGACTGAAAGAACTCTTTCAACTAAAAAGCTAATATCAACTTCCTACTTAGGAAACGAAACTGAAGAAGATGCAATCTTACCAGTTCTACCTTTGATCAGAGAATCAATGGTTAGATCTCACGCAAGAGCAGTAGAAAACTCAATGCTAGCCGGTGATGACGCTGATGGCGCATTCGGTACTAGTGGAGCTTCTTATGAAGGTCTACTTCACTTAGCAAGAAATGATTCAGACTACACTCAATCAACAACAGCATTTGCATCAGATTCTCTAACAGCACTACAATTGCTAGCTGCTAGAAAGAATATGGGTAAATACGGTGTTGATCCTAAAGAAGTAGTTTACATTGTATCTCAAACAGGTTATTTCCAACTTCTAGAAGATGCTGAATTCCAAGATGTTAACTTGGTTGGCGATATGGCAACTAAGCTTAACGGTGAAATTGGTTCAGTATTCGGTTCTAAAGTTCTAATCTGTGATGAATTCGCAACAGCTGCAGTGAGTAAATTCCACGCAGTAGCGGTTTATCCTAGAAACTTTGTTGTACCTAGATTAAGAGGTATGACTGTAGAATCAGACTACGAAGTTGTTAACCAAAGAAGAGTACTTGTAGCATCACAAAGAATTGGCTTCCTCGATCTAATCGATGGCGCTACTTCGAAGTGGGCACTTATGTACAAAGCTTCTTAAGCTAACTTTAAGCTTTTTAACGAATTATACCACGCAAGTGGATATGTTGAAATATGCTGGGTGACTTGGGAGGGTAATTGCCCTCCCGAGTTTATCCATAACAAGGAATAAAATGGCTAATTTAATTACTACTAAAAATTATAAAGACTATATGAAAATAGAACACAACAAGGACGATGCTAAGCTCGATATCCTTGTGGCTTCTATTAGCCAACTTGTTAAAACTTATTGTGGTAATTCTATAGTAGATTACTACTCATCATCAAAAACAGAATACTTTGATATTGATGATACACTCACTTCGGAGGTTTTTGTCACAGAATCTCCATTAAATGCTGTCTCTGCTGTATCGGAAAGAGACTCAATAGCTGATAGTTATACAACATTAACTGCAAATGAAGATTATTATGTAGATACTGAACATGATCGCATTTACAGAATAGATGGCGAAAAAAGTGTAAAATATTGGCCCAAAGGGTTTGCTTCCGTAAAAGTAGTATATACTGCTGGTTATTCTGCTGTTCCAACTGATTTAAAGTTGGCAGTATTTGACTTAGTTTCATACTATTTAAAAGAAGAGCATAAGACACAAAGATCAATTGCTGGAACAACCCTAAGAAATGAAGGTAGTACTTCTATCAGAGGTGACATAGGATTTCCAGATCACATCAAACGAGTACTCGACCTTTATAAAATTATAGATTTAGTTTAATGATTTCTGCTTTA